TTAGATACTATCTTAATAAATGTCTTCAAGATTAAAGGAAATTGCTGAAAAAAAAGGAGACATCTTATCTAAAATCTTAAAAGTCGATCTTAAAAGTCTTAGAGAAGCTAAAGCGGCCTCTGCGGCCTCTGTAGCTAAAGCAGCCACCAGATCTAAACGTTTGCAATCCAGTAGCTCGGGAATGGACACTCGAGTAATTGCAAATATACAAAATAGAATCAATAATCCATTATTTAGTCTCACAATATCCGATTATGAATTGATGTGCGGTAATAAGGTGATTACTAAAATGATGTCTAAAGTTTTAGAATGCGACGAGAAACAGCTTAAAAAGTTCTGCAAATATATTAATGTCTTTAAGGAGAATATCAAGTCATCTCCTAAATCTATAAAAAATAAAATGAAGCCTAAAATGACTCTAAATAAATTACCTGAAGAGTTGAGAACGCAAATAGTACAAAAGTATATGACTCTATTTCCCACTAAATATGAATTAAGAGATTGGATACCTATAGATAAAATTCATTGGAATGAGTTATCAGAAAATCCAAATGCCATCGAATTGATAAGAGAAAAGATTAAGGATGAAAATGAATTAAGCCAAGAAGCTTTGAATGATTTAGATTATAGAGCTAAAATAGATTGGGTGCATATATCTAATAATCCAAATGCTATAGAATTATTAGAAGAAAAATTAAAAAAAGAGCAAGAAGAAAACATAGACGATGAGGAAAACGAGTATATTGATTACGATTACGAAGAGTTAAATCCGGCTAAGATAAATTGGACAAATTTATCACTTAATCCTTCCGCTATTGGTATGTTAAATGATAATAAAGATAAAATAAAATGGGATCAGTTATCAAGAAATAAAAGTGTAGGAGCTATCAAGCTTTTGAGAAAAAAAATAAGATCAGAAAATAATTTAAGCAGAGAACAATTAGAAGATTTGCCAGATTCTAAAAAAATAGAGTGGTATAATCTATCAGAAAATCCAAATGCTATAGAATTATTAAGAGAAAATATAGATAAAATAAAATGGGATCGGTTATCAAACAACCTAAATGCTATAGAATTATTGAGAGAAAATAAGAAAAGTATCAATTGGTGGACTTTGAGTGAAAATCCAAATGCAATAGAATTATTAAGTGAAAAAATAAAGCAGGAAATGAAGATGAATGTTAAATATTTAAATAAATTAGATGATACAAAAAAAATAGATTGGGTATATTTATCAGGAAATCCAAATGCTATAGAATTATTAAGTGCAAATCAAGATAAAATAGATTGGGATACCTTATCATCAAACCCAAATGCTATTGAATTATTAAGAGAACATAGAGATAAAATAGATTGGGGAGAATTATCATCAAACCCAAATGCTATAGAATTATTAAGAGAACATAGAGATAAAATAATTTGGAGTGAATTATCGTCAAATCCTAATGCTATTGAATTGCTTATAGAAAGAATGAATGAAGAAAAAAATATGAGCGAAATCAATATAAAGAATAAAATAAATTGGTCTAAATTATCAGAAAATAGAAATGCTATAGAATTATTAAAGGCTAATCCAAATAAAATAAATTGGGCTAATTTTTCAAAACAACCATTTATATTCGAGGAAGAAAGAGTTGTATTAAGATAAAGATGTTTTTTTTATATCATATTTATAGAATAACTTATAAATACTAATGTCTTCTGGCGCGCTTCATAGATTAACAGAAAAAAAAGGTAAGCAATTATCTAAATTTTTAGGAATAGATTCTGTACCAAGTACTCGGCTAATTGCTAATATGCAAGCAAGAATTAACAATCCTATCTTTAAGCTCAGTATAGAAGATTATGAAGCCATGTGTGGTAACAAGAGGATGATTAGAATGATGTCTAAAGTTATAGGTTGCGAAGAGAAACAGCTCAAAAAGTTCTGTAAATATATCAATGTCTTTGCAGAGAATATCAAGTCATCTCCAAAATCTATCAAGAACAAAATGAAGGTTCTCAATAAAATAGATTGGGAATTATTATCTTTAAATCCAAATGCTATAGATTTATTAAAAGCAAATCCTGATAAAATAAATTGGGACGTGTTATCAGAAAATCCAAATGCTATAGAATTATTAAAAGAAAATCAAGATAAAATAGATTGGGGTTCGTTATCAGCAAATTCAGGTGCTATTGAATTATTAAAAGCAAATCCGAGTAAAATAAAATGGAGATTTTTATCATCAAATTCAAATCCTGAAGCAATAGAATTATTAAAAAAATATCATTATGAAGAAATAGATTGGTTGAATTTATCTTTAAATCAAAATCCAAAAGCTATAGAATTATTAAGAGAAAATCAAGATAAAATAGATTGGTTTTATTTATCAAGAAATCCAATAGCCATAGAATTATTAAGAGAAAATCAAGATAAAATAATTTGGTACCTTTTATCAGAAAATCCAGAAGCAATTGAATTATTAAAAGAAAATCAAGATAAAATAGATTGGGTATATTTATCAGCAAATCCAAACCCAGAAGCTATAGAATTATTAAAAGCAAATCCCGAAAAAATATATTGGACATATTTATCAGAAAATCCAGAAGCAATTGAATTATTAAAAGAAAATCAAAAAAGAATAGATTGGGTATATTTATCAGGAAATCCTGCTATTTTTGATGAAATATATACTACATATAGCAAGTCTCCTCCAAAGTTAGCCAAAGCAGGCAAAGCTAAAAAAGAGTGTCCAGTCGGTAAAGAGCTTAATCAGTTAACTAAACGCTGTATAAAAATATGTGAAAAAGATAAAATAAGAGATCCTATTACAAGGAAATGCAAAAAAGAGTGTCCAGTTGGTAAAGAGCTTAATCCATTAACTAAGAGATGTATAAAAATATGCGAAAAAGATAAAATAAGAGATCCTGTTACAGGGAAATGCAAAAAAATATAAATAATTTATTTCATAATAAGAGACTACAACCTAATATATATATAGCATCACCCCCCATCCTTTGTCTGTTGTTATAGTAAATACTCTAATAAATCCATGTGGTAATAAGAATTCGTCGAGCTCTTTAATAGAAGCACTGTTTTTATACAACTCTATTTTGTGTATTTTGCAATAAATAATTTTACAATGTTTAATAAAGCACTAAGATCCTTTTTAGTGCTAATAATTCAGCTCCTTGAATTGCAATATTCATAAAATCATACATTGTTTCATCGATATTATGTAATGCTAAAAATGTATCAATCGTAATACAATATCTATTACATCCTTCTATATAAGAAAATTTAGGATATACCTTTTTATGTTCTAACATAGATAGTATAATGGATGATGATGTATCATTCGCTTTATTAAATACTACACAACTATAGTCAATATCTGTAATTATAGCATTATGATAATATCTCAGAAAAAGAATATATATTGAACGAAGTTATTATTTTTTAATTTTTTCGCATTTACCGGTTAATGGATTTCTTATTTTATCCTTATCACATATTTTAACGCAGCGTTTAGTTAGAGGATTTATTTCTTTACCTTCAGGACACTCCTTTTCAGCCTTGATTTTTTCACATTTTCCAGTTATTGGATCTCTTATTTTATCCTTATCACATATTTTAACACAGCGTTTAGTAACAGGATTTATTTCTTTACCTTCAGGACATTCTTTCTCTGATTTTACTTTGTTAACTTTAGGCTTAGCAGGAGGCTTAGCAGGAGGCATGAAGGGATCACGTATTGGTCGTTCTTCGTTTAATGATATATTTTCATAGGTATATATATCAGGAACGACATGAGGATATTTAAATTGTTCGTTTAGATAATTGTTTAAAGCCAGTTTGCTCTTGTTCCTTTTCAGTTCTTCCATTAAGTTTTCTTTAGCAGTTACATATTTTTCATATCTTTCTATATTAATTAATCTTTTATTATGATATTGCTCTATATATTTATTTTTCTTATCATTTAACAGTTGTATTTTTTTATTAATATCTTCATTGTATAATCGTATATCCTCTTTTAAACTATTAATCTTAGATATATCTATTTTGTCTTTATCACTCAAAATAGTTAATAATTTTTTTTCAATATTTCTTAATACATCCATTTAATAATATTAAGGATAAAAATAATCATTAAACTATTATATTTTCAAACATTCCTTTATAATATGTTTGGAGACTTTCTTGAGGATTCATCTGTTCTTCATATGTACTTCTTGGAATATATTTAACTATTATCTTCTCTTTTTCAGTAATGTTAGTTTTTTTACTATAATATCCTTGAACTATTAATATGGTACCTATAAAAAGTAAAAATATAGCAATTGCTTTCATTCTTAATATTGTAATATAGAATTATTTTTAATATATAATATAAAATAAGAAATGAGTGCCAGAAAAGTCTCTCAAAATCAATATTGTGTATTAATAGACAATACCCAACCTATTGTAGGGGACACTATTTTATATTATTTATTAGATAATGATAATATCAAAGATATAGTATACGCGTTAGAAGATATTATTAGTACTCAAAATGATGTAAATATTATAAAAATAATTAAAAATACTGGGTGGGAGGCTACTAATGTATCTAGTGTTACAAATACTGTTGGTGTTATAAATATAATTAGCAAAAGCGTAAGTGCAATTATACAAAAGGCTAAAGAATATCCTATGATTACATTTATTTTGATAAATAACGGCAAAGAGATTATTTTTATTGATAATAAAAACAACGACACATCGAATAAGGATGATCGATCAAAATTAGAAATTAATATTAATTCAATACTTACATCTGTTCAAAAGTATATAAATACTATGGAGGAAAATAATGAAAAAACTGCAGTTTTTTCTTCTAAGAAACCTATGGTTCCTACAAAAACAGAAAAATCTACAGAAAAATCTAAAGTATCTAATGAACCGGATAAACCAAAAGTATCCAATGATACGATAGTATCTGCTAATCCTGTTAAATCCAAAATTACGGATATAGCTATACTATAAATTATAAATAGCTAAAAAATAAATTGAGTAATATTAATTTTTTATTCAACATTCTTTTGACTCCATACATCTACCTTTTCAAGCTCTTCTTTGATGGTACTTAGTTCTACATTATCAACTTTCTCTTCATTCTCCTCCGATACACTGTCTCCTACTGGAGCAGCATTTGTAGCAATTGATTGCTTTCGATTTTCAAAGATAACATCGCGATTATCCATATTTTTCTTATATTCTTTCATAAGAGTATTGAGTTGCGTCTCTGCATATTCTTGATTTTCAAGGCATTCGGGATTGGGAGACCATGGGCACCAGCAACCTACTTGAGCAATATAAATGTTAAATTTACTGTCTATTTTCTTCAAAAATTCGCTGCGATTTTTAGCCTCATCAATAGTATCAAAAGTTCCTCTTACTTTAATACCGCGCATAGAAGTAATAAAGTTGTTATCGCGGTGATAATTTGATTCGAGCTCATCGTTATTTACATTTTTATAGAAGTTGTATTGCTCGTTCATCTCCTTGTAATCAAAGATAAAATTGTTATTTTCTACAATAGTATCAACCATATCCTTTTGGTCAGGATATTTTTCTTTAAGAGAATCAAGGAGAGTCTTCATATCTCTACTAAACTTCTCAATAAATTTGCTAAAAATATAAGCATCCTTTTTAACAATAACATCTTCGGGACTCAAAAAGGATAGGAGTACATAATTTTGTCCTCTGATGGGTTTATCCTCGTCCAAATAATCTACTTCTTTCGTAGATACAAGCGTTGAGTTCACTGCGTCGGCCATAATTATTTATTCTTAATATATATTATTATTATAAATCTTATATGTTTTTACAATAAAATGTTTAATTATGATAGATATAATGGAGATTACATACGCATATGTTGTATTACAGTATCTATTACTTGGATTTGTTATAGCCATGTTTGCATTACTAATAATAGACCTGAGATTTAACATTATTAGAATAGTGGGCTTAGCTATAGTGCTGGCATCTGTTTTATATTTATTGGACTTATTTAAAAATAATGATGTATATAATTTAGGATTAAAAATGAGTACATAATTGAAAAAATTTTAGAAATTTCAAAAAGTTTTTAAAAGTTCAAAGAAAAATAAATTATGTACTCGTTTTTGTAAAAGTTATAAGGAAGGAATTATTTCGTAATTTAAGTCTATACATATCTTCTTCCATATCTGATCTTGCACATAGAGCTTCTCGCGACTCTTCAATAAAGGGAAGTATTTCAAATACTCATTTAATCCAAGTATCTGAAAAAACTTATATAAAACATAACTATAAGATAAGAAATTTTTCCTATCTTTTGGGCAATGCTTTAGAAAAGGTGCTTGAATGCTTCTAAACATATTGCATAACTTATCTTCTAACTCTGTGCTAAATTGTGGTGTAGGTATTCCGTTTATCCTATTTATTATATAATTGATATGCTCATAGTACTTATTTATCCTTAGCCTTTTAAGAATATCTCTCATTTTTAAATAGGTTATTTTTTTTAAATCTGTAATCTTATCTTTTTTTATTTCCATCAAAATCTTTTCAAATATCTCATCAGGTATATCAGTACTCTCTTTGCCTTGCACTTGATTACACCATTCTCTAAAGTGATTTATCCGTTTATAACAAAAATGCGAAGTATCTTTTGTATTCTGTTTTAAAATAGGTCTATTTTGCTCTACTAATAGTAATTCCTGAAATCCACAATAATTACAAACAATTATTGCATCATATTGAAGAGACACCATGTTATTTTTGCATATTTTGCAAATTTCTATATTTTCTTCTTCAACTGTTCTAATATATTTATTGTTTATTATAGCCATATATTTATCTACTAAAGAACTCTTGTCTTGTACAATTTCCATTTTATTATCATTATTATACTCATCTAAAGTTTCTAAGTTTTCGCATTTTATGTCATCTTCAGAATCATTAACAGCAAATTTTTCAACTATGGGTTTTTTATTGTCTATATTATTTAGCGCCTCTAATACATTTATTGTATTTGCTACTACCCCTTTATTTTTCTTGCTATCCTTTTTATATATTTTTGATTTATTATTAAAATCCTTTAAATAGTTTGAATTTTGATTGATATCCGATTGTTTATTTACCGTATCATAGTATTGAAAAAGTATATCGCTTGTACTTTTATAATATTCTATTTCATCCAATTTATTTAACTCGTATAATTTTGATTTGATATCTAATATTTCTTCACATAATTCTATATTACTAAACCATAATTTACTACTTGTCTCTTTATCACTTGTATTCTTTATAGTATTTAATATATCATTTTTATGCTCTTCACAATATCTTAATTTATTCTCATAATACAACTTTTCCTTATCGCTTTTTTCAAAATCTCTTATCATATTATTATGCATAGCATCTAATGTAACAGTTTCATTTATATCAGCAGTTACCTTTTTCTTTGATGACTTTTCTTTAAACATCATTATATTTGAATTATAAATATTAAGGTTTATATATAAAATTAAAATTGTGTCTTATAATCTATATTTTTTTCTCCTCTAATAGTATAAAGAATATAGCGTAAATGGGTGGTGGTCTTCTTCAATTAGTAGCTTATGGTGCTCAGGATGTTTATTTAACTGGTAATCC